ACGCGGCAACTCTTGGACACATCCGTCATCAGCGGCAGCACGCGCGCCGTCTACACGGGCGCTGCAGTCACGATTGGGCGCCAGACCTTCAAGCCAGCCAGCCTAGTCAGTATTCTTGACCAGATCGCAGAGGAAGCGTCAGGCGCTTCGGGCAAGGTGTTCCGCTATTGGGTGGACGGGGATGGGCGTCTGAACTACGGGCCAGTGGATGCTGCACCTTCATACGCCAACGCGCCGCTGGAGATTGTCACTGACCCCGCCTCTGTCGCGGTTGGATCGGCAAGCGCTGCCAGCAAGATGCTGCCACGCGCGTTCACCGTTGACGTTGACCACGACCAGATGGTGAAGGGCATCTTTGTGCAGGCGGCAAACACACGCGCTCGATGGGACAAGAACGCGACTCCGCCGACGAACGATCCTTACTTCCGAACCTATAACGGCGGGACGCCATACTTCGGCTCTGGTCTTTCTACGCGCAACGGCCCTGAGCCGCACGGAGTGTTCAGCGCGCCAAAGATCAAGGGCGCAGCCAGCCGCACAACAAGGATTCAGCGACTTACGAAGGCGACCTTCCAAGCGCGTGCCTTGCCAGTCCGCACGGTCAACTTCACACTGGCTGGCTCTGACTTGAGCCAGACCGCATCGCCAGACTGGACCTACGGCTACACACAGGGCTACGCGCAGACTGGGGCAAGCACGTGGACGCTTGTGAAGGCGTGGCTGCCAAACCAGTACGTCAAGCTCACAAGTTCTGCACTTGACCTATCAGGCACGATTCTCAGGATCGCATCCGTCACAATGAGCTTTGAGTCGGACAGCACCTATCAGGTGCGCTACGACATTGAGGCTGAGTACCGACGCAAGCAACTAGGCAAGGCGCTGAAGCGCATCTTGGTAGGGGAATAATGGCTGAGCAGTACGGCACGAATCTTCCAGGGCTAACCGGCTACGAGGGCGACGTCACCGCAGACGGCGGCGAGACCCTGATCGGCAGCGACTCGGACGGCGCTACCGCACTCCTCTTTGGTCCTGCTGCGCTGCGCGAGATTCAGGCTGGCGTTGCCAACGGCGACTTTGCCTCGGCGCCTGACGAGCCAGATGCCGACATCAACGACGAGAATCCGCTGCCGTACTTCACGGCTGAGGACAACAGCGGCGGAGCCATCACCGCGCGCGTGATCGAGGACGCCTCGGCTGGCTCTGGCAATGTCTTGCGCTTCCGCATCGCAGGTGGCACGAGCAGCGGCAATAGCCTGACGATCAAGCGCTTTGTGCCGGTGCCTGGTACGCGCAACCGTTCCTTCATCTTCACGCCAGAGGTTTACTGCATCAACGCGACGTCAACCTCCAACGCAAAAGTTGTGCTGTCGTACCAGTATTACGAGATTGACGCGGAGACGGCGACTGGGACGGGCGACACACGCGAGCGCACGCTGGCAGAAATCGGCAGCGCTGACACGCTCCGCATCGCCAGCAACTACACGCGGCTCGCCATCCCGTCCGACGCGGCCTTCATCCTTGTCTCTGTCAAGGTTGAGACGACTGGCACCGTCTCGTCGCAGAGCGACGTCTCCATTGCCGAGTTGCGCCTAATCTCAGGCGGCTCCGACCTTTACATCGCCGAGAACAGCAGCCCAGCCACCTACGGTCCTGCTCGACTTCGCCAAGTCAACGGCGAGCTGACGATCACGCCAAACCTCGGCGGGTCAGGGACGGTCGTGGTAGACGGCACGCTCTCAATGACCAACCTCTCTCTGAGTGGCACGCTTGATGTTGCTGGCGTCACGAGCCTCACCAACCAGATAAACGTCACAAGGGCAGCCGCAGACAACGATGCCTTCCTTGCCAAAGTCACAGGGGATTCAGTCAATCGCTTCCTGATTGAAGCGGACGGCTCAATGTTCTGGGGCAGCGGATCGGCAGCACGAGACGTCAACCTCTACCGCTCGTCGTCTACGACGCTGCGGACGGATGACGCTTTCGCTGCGGACAGCCTCTCGTCAACGCTGAGCGTCAGCGCAGGAAACGGAAACTTCCTTGCAGATGGCCCAAGCACCGATGCAACCAGCCCGACAACTTCTGGGCGTGGAGCAGTTTGGACGCTGATCTCTGGCACCAACTATCGGCTTGAGCGATACGTTGCCGCATCAACTGCTGGTGTAAAAAAGAACATTGCGCCAACAACTGTGGCGCCAGAACAACTTTACGCCTTGCAACTTGTTGACTTTGAGTACGACCAAGAAAAGATTGAAACGCTGCGCGAAACTTATCCTGCGTTGCCAGACGCAGTTCCTGGCGTACAGCGCGGTGTTATTTGGGAACAAGTTGTAGATGCAATGCCACACGCAGCAGTTCCAGCAAATGCTGGCGATCCACCAAGCATTGACTGGGAGGCTTTATACTTCGCTGCACTCGTTGCAATCCAAGACCTCAACGAACGCCTTACCGCACTGGAGGCTGAATGACGCGCTCCCAAGTAGACGCAATCATTGACCGGCTGGACGCACAGTCTGCAAAGATTGACAGTCTGAAGGCGGAGATTGACCAAATGAAGGGCGGCCTTGCCGTCCTGAAGGGGCTTGGCGCCCTGCTTGGCGTAGGAGGAATCGGCACGCTTCTGGCGTGGTTGCAATCGCAATCAGGCAAGTGAGGTTGCGCGCACTCCTGCTCGCTTTGGCAATCGTCTTGCCATTCGTTCAGCCTGTCTACGCGCTTGACGAACTTGACGAGTGGGAGTTCAGCACCGACTCCAACGGCACGGTCGTCACGAACGAGGATGGCTCCGTCACGCTCGGCGGCGCGAACGATCCGCTGCCTGAGCAGCCGCGCTGGAACGCGCTGACCAGCCTGACCACAACCGCGCTAGAAGCTGAGACGGCGCAGTACCTCTGGTCGTACCTGACGACCGACGGCGCCTACTACGACAAGCCGCAGTATCTCGTGGGCGGCGAGTGGCTCACGCTGGCAGAGGGCAACACGCAATCAGCCACCGGCTACATCGAGGTCGTGCTGGCCGCAGGTGACCTGTTCGGCTTCCGCGTGCTGTCCACCGACTCGTGCTGCGGCATCGGCTTCCTCACAATCGCCGTAGGCAGCCCTACGCCGTCCCCAGAGCCGACTCCTGAGCCAACCCCTACCCAGACACCAGAAGAGCCTTCACCAAGCCCTAGCGTGGCTCCTACCCCTACGCCAGAGCCTTCTGTAGAGCCTGAGCCAACCCCTGAGCCAACGCTTCAACCTACGCCAACCCCAACACCAACGGAGGAGCCAAGTCCTGAGGTGACAAATGCACCAACCCCAACCCCAACACCAACGCCAGAGCCAACGCCTGCACCAACAGAAGTTCCGCCATCTCCTTCCGTATCTCCTGATCCCACTTCTGTACCTACTCCTCAACCCGAACCCGCTCTGCCAGTTGTAGGCGCTGCGGTTGAGGCGGTCGCCGAGCTGCTCGGCGACATTGCCGCAATCACGGAACTTGGCAACGACCTTGATCCGCAGGAGAAGGAAGAGGCTGCGCCAGTTGCCGTGGCAATCATCTCCAGCCAGATCGCAAGCGTGACCGCTGCAGCGGCAAATGCCGCACGAGCGGCTGCTAACATTGGCGGCGGCGGACCAGCGGGAGGCAATGGAAATACGCCAAGCCGAAAGGGTGGTCGCCGTGCTTAGGAACATCATCAACGATCTAGTTGGAGGCTCGTGGACGATCCTCGGTCTGCTCTTCGCGGTGGTCGTACTGCCAGAGGGTCAGACGCAAAGCACAATGGCAACGCTGTTCATCCTGATGACAATCGTCTGGATCGCAACAGGATATTTGAGGTGGAAAGAATGACAAACGAAGATCACCGCAGGGAACTCAAGGAGCAGGGCTGGACGCGCATTGACACCGCGCCAGGCGAGTGGGTGGCACTCGTGCCAAGCGAAGATGCAAGCGCGTTCGGCGGCACGCTTTGGAAGCGTGGCGACAACGGCAACGACTACAGCGAGGGCTGCACCGCTGGCCATCCGATCAGCGCGGCACTTGACTACCAGAAGGCTGGTCTTGCACTCGCCGCGCACATCAAGGAAGACATCGGCGAATGAAGTTCAAGGTCAAGTCGCAACTGGATCACGTTGAGAAGGGCGGCATCCTTGACGACTGCGGACCGTCCAGCACGGCTGCTGCCGTTGCGTGGGCATCTAAGTACGCGGTTGACCCGACGGCTGGAGACGGCATCAAGGCGAAAGCCGCTGCCACCGGCTTCGTAGAGAAAGAGGGCGTGTCGGACAACGGCTCATCTCTCGGAGACTTGATCAAGACGGCAAAGCAGATGGGCGCAAAGGCGCGCTACGCCAAGTCGTGGGATGACGTCGTGATTTCCGCGCACCGTGGCGCTGGTCTAATCGTGTGGGTCCAACAGGGTCCAGCCGCCTATCCCGCTGGAGTAGAGATCAGCGAGTGGCATAAGCGCTGGGAGGCATACTGGACAAAGAAAGATCGCAAGCACATTGCGCTCGGCTACGGCCATATGACCGCAGCCGCGTGGGATGCCGTTGACGGCTGGCAGTGGGCGTGTCCCACACGGTCAGGCAAGGGCAAAGAGAAGTTCGGGGTCGTCGTGACCGAAGAGCAGCTCAAGCAGATTGCTGCGAGCAAAAAGAAGCAGACGGGCGGCGCAGCGTTCAAGCACGTCGTCATCGTTGAGTGGAAGTAAGGAGTCAGAATGTATAGCGACATCAAGGCAGGCATCCGCTGGATCATTGACAACACAGGCGTAGACGAGGCGCTGATTGAGTTCTTCCGAACCTTCATCACCGTGTCTATCTCAGTCGCACTCGGCTTGGGCATCCCGCTCCTCGACATTTCTGGCGGTGACTTCCGCACAGTGCTGTCCGCAGGGCTGGCCTCAGGGCTGCAGGTGCTGATCAAGTTCCTTGACCCAAAGAACACTTCGTTCGGCATCAAGGAGAAGTCGGCTGAAGACAAGGCTCTTGCGGAAAAGCAATACGACATCTAGTCTCGGCTCAGACGGCGTGTAGCCACGCCGCAAGAGGAGGTTAGATGGACGCTCTAGACGAGTTCAGGGAGTTGCAGAATGTGGTCAAAGGACCACGTTGCGGCTACCAGTTGCTTGAGATCAGTGATGCTGATCGTGAGTCGCTGGACAAGGCATTGGCGGCTGCTGAGATCACCTCAAAAGCGATCCAGCGTTGGTGCGAGTTGCGTGAGCAGAAATGGACTCACTACAACATCGCACGTCACAGGAGAGGAGACTGCAAATGTCGGAAGATCTGATCGAGTTCCAGCGCGAGGACGAACTGAACGAACTGAAGTCGGCGCACAGGCGTGCGTTGCGCGCACTCGCCAAGAAGGAGCAGCAGACCGAAGAACTTGTGGAGGCGGTCTACCGCGCGGCAAAGGATGCGGCGGTCGGGATGAAGATTCCAGCCGTGCCAGCACCGAAGCCAGACAAGCGCAAGGGCAAGCGCGAGGTTGCCGTCGTGCAACTGAGCGACTGGCAACTTGGCAAGAAGAGCGTGGACTACGACATTGACACGGCAGCCAAGCGGCTGCAGCTACTCGCCGAGAAGGTGAAGCGCGTCGTAGAGATTCAGCGCAAAGATCACCCTGTGGACACGGTGAAGATTCTGCTCACTGGCGACCTCGTGGAGTCAGACGGCAACATCTTCCCAGGACAAGCCTACGAAGTTGAGGCTGGCGGTCTGTACGTCCAAATCTTCCGCGGCGCGGAGATGCTGGCGCAGTTCGTCAGGGCGATGGCCGCACTCTTCCCGCAGGTGGAAGTCTATGGCGCAATCGGCAATCACGGACGCTTGGGACGCTACAGCGATCACTCGCCAGAGAGCAACAGCGACGCGATCCTTTACAACATTGCTCGCTCACTCGTGCAAAGCGAGAAGCGTGTGAGTTGGAAAGAGAGCCTCACCGTTGGCGGTCGGCACTGGTACGACACGCTTGACTTGCCAGGCGGCAAGATCGGGATGATCGTCCACGGCGATCAGTTCAGAGGTGGACTTGGGATGCCGTGGTACGGCGTTGCGAAGAAGGCGAGCGGCTGGCGCTTGAGCGTCGCGCCGTTTGACTACCTTTGGTTTGGCCACTGGCACCAGCCTGCGCGACTCGTCCTTGCCGACGGCAAGATCACGACGTGGTGCAGTCCATCGCTTGAATCGAGCAACCGCTTCGCTCAGGAGGTCGTCGGCGCGTCTGGCGAGCCAGGGCAGTGGCTAATGTTCTTTGACGGCGATGGAGAGGTCTCAGCCGAGTACCTAATCCGCTTGCGCTAGTGCCGTTCCTTGCAGGTCCGCCGGCACCGAGGCCGCAGGACATAGGAGCCTGCACGCCGTGCGGGGAGACTCGCAGGGTGTGGAGGTTTGCCGAACAGGAAGTCAGCCTCACGGTCGGCTATTCTGCAGTCCTGTCCTACGCTATCTGCCGAGCGTGCCTAGAGGTGGTTCTAGAGCTGCTCGATGAGGACGATGACGCCGCTGGCTATGCCAGCGACCTCCCAGACTGACCTCCTCCAGTCTGGGAGGCTACCCCTTGACAAGCCGTGACATCACGCTCTAGGATCGTGACAGCAGCGAGGAACCTGACCAAGTTGGCGGGGCTGCTGAGGAGATAAAGATGATTCGGACACTGCAGGAGATCGCAACGGTCGTCACCTTCATCGCAGCGATGGTGCTGCTCTTGGCACTGGGGTCAATGCGATGAGGCTCAACCGAAAGACGCAGCCACTGGTCTACAAGCGAGTGGCAATCCGCACGACGCTGCTGGATCAACAGCGGCGCAGCGATCAGCAACTTGACATTGCCATTGGCATCCTCGGAGCGACGCTTCTGGTGATGATCTTCGTGGTGCTTGGCTAATGCCAGTCTACGAATACCGCTGCGGCGACTGCGGGCATCGTGAGGAACACACGCACTCAATCCACAACGTCTACAACCCGCGCTGCGAGAAGTGCGGCCGCTGGATGCGGATGGTCTATTCGCCGGCGGCGGTGGTTTACAAGGGCGAAGGGTTCGCCAAGAAGGACAGAGCAAAGAAGGAGGGCAAGTGAAGCACGCTTCGTTCTTCAGCGGAGTCGGCGGCCTTGATCTCGGCTTTGAGCGCGCTGGCATTCACACGGTGAGCGTCAGCGAGATTGACCCATACGCCTGCACGGTGCTGGCAGAGCGATTCCCAGACGCTCCGAATCTGGGAAGCATTACGGAGGTGGACGCTAATGACATCCCAGAGGCAGACATCTGGTCAGGAGGATTCCCTTGCCAAGACCTTAGCGTCGCAGGGAAGCGCGCAGGATTCGCAGGCAAGCGTTCCAGCCTTGCCTTCACCTTCCTTGACCTTGTTGAGCAACGCCGACCTCGGTGGCTCGTGCTGGAAAATGTCCCTGGACTCTTCAGTTCCAACAAGGGGGCTGACTTCGGACGGCTTCTCAATGAAATGGAGCAACTCGGGTATGGCGTATCGTGGCGAACTTTGGACGCTCGATACTTCGGAGTCGCCCAGCGACGCCGTAGAGTGTTCATTGTCGCAAGTCTTGAATCCGACCGCGCCGGCGAGGTTCTCCTTGAGTGCGAAGGCTGCGAGCGGCATCCTTCGCCGCGCACGCAGAAGGGACAAGGAGTTGCCAGCGGCGCTGGTCATAGCACTGGAGGCAATCGGGACGGAGAACCCGCAGGGAGAGATTCGTCGCCTGACTCCGACAGAATGCGAGCGCTTGATGGGATGGCCAGACGGCTGGACAATCAGCCAATCCTATCGTTCCCGTCGCGCTTCGGCAGCAACGCCAATGTGACGGAGGGTCAGGCGCAGTCAATGGCACACAGCGCAGGAGCGCCGGCAGTGCTTCTTGACAGTCAACGTGGCACGCAAGACGAGGATGCTCTGCTCCCAGTCGGTCTGGACTCACACCGCTACCGCTGCTGCGGCAACGGTGTGGTCGCTCCAGTCGCTGAGTGGGTTGGCAGGAGAATCGTAGAAGTAGACCGCCGATGGCGGGAGGAGGGCAAGTGAGCAAGCAATACGAGTTCGTCAAGGCGGAGCAGCGCAGTCCTGAGTGGTTCGCACTTCGGGCTGACGGCATCACGGCGACCGACGTCTCGGTCATCGCAGGGCTGAACCCCTATAAAACTCCCTTTCAGCTTTGGGCGGAGAAGCTAGGGAAGTATCAGCCTGACCCAGTCGGACCAGCAGCGGTGCGCGGCATCCTGCTGGAGAACGCAGTGGCAGAGTTCTACGAGATGGAGACTGGCCGCGAGTTGCGCCGCAGCAACGGCATCGTCCGACTCAAGGAACTCCCCTGGGTGATTGCGTCACTCGACCGAACCATCGTCGGCGAGGACGGCTTGGTGGAAATCAAGACCAGCACCTCACCGCGCTGGAGCCTGCACCCAGTGCCGCCAGAGGTGGTGGCGCAGGTGCAGTGGCAGATGTTCGTCACCGGCGCACCGTGGTGCGACGTGGCAGTCCTGCTCGGTGGTTTGGTCTTCCGCATCGAGCGGGTGGCTGCGAGCATTGACTACCAGACGGAGTTGTACCGCAAGGCGGTGGAGTTCAGGAACGCGCTTGCAACGCAGACGCCGCCAGCCTTGCAGGGTCAGGACTCTGACGCGCTGGCGCAGGTGATGCCGCAGGCAAGCGAAGAGTACGCAAACGCAACCGACGGCATTGACCGCGTGGCGGCGTTGTATTCGGAAAAGCAGTATGAATCCAAGTTGCTGGACGAGGAGCTGCAGAACCTTGCCATCTCGCTGAAGGAAGCGATTGGCGAGAAGGCAGGCATCGTTGGCAACGGATGGCAGGCAACGTGGAAGCAGAACAAGGCGTCGGTCAAGACCGACTGGAAGGAGGTCGCAACGAAAGTGGACCCGAAGATCATTGAAGCCGCGACGCGGGAAGTTCCAGGCGCGCGAGTCTTCAAGTTCAGGACAGAGGAGGGTGCGTGAGCCAACCTGGACTGTTCGCGGCAGAAGAGCGCCCAACGCCAACTTCTCCGCGAGAGTTCTCAGTTCGCTCAATCGGCGCACCTGATGCGTGCAGCCTAAATGCAATGTGGCACTCAAGGTTCCCAGCAATCGACTGGAGCAATGTGGTCCGCAATCGCTTCTATGCCTGCTACGTCTTGGAACGCGATGGAGTCGCGTATGGGGTCGCCATCTGGTCGTCGCCAATCGCAGCGAACAGGCTCAAAGATGGACAGCGGCTACTTGAACTACGCAGACTGGCACTCTCGCCAGAGTGTCCAAAAAACACGGCGACTTGGATGCTGGCGCGGATGCAAGAGGACATCACGTCAAGGTTCCCTGAGGTCATCCGGCTCATCTCGTACCAGGACACAGAAGTGCATCTCGGCACCATCTACAAGGCAGCCAACTGGCGAATCGCAAACATTCAGCAAGAGGAGGTGAAATGGGACGGACCTAGAAAGCGCAACAAGGAGCAATCCACCGCTCCAAAAGCACGGTGGGAAATGGAACTGAAGAGGAGGAGCAAATGAGCAAGGACATCGCAGCGGCGCTCTTGGCGCCATTCGAGGAGAAGGACCTGAAGCATCGCCCAGGGCGAGCAGGGATGACGTTCACCTACGCCGACGCGCGAGCAGTCGCGCAGCGGCTGGATGACGTCCTCGGCATTGAGTGCTGGCAGTTCGAGGTGAAGGTCGCAGACGGCGCACGCAACGTCGTTCACGGCTCGCTCGCAGTGGTCATCGGTGGGAAGACAACCATCCGACAGGACTTCGGCTATCCGAACTCTGCACAGGATGATGAGCCGCTGAAGTCAGCGGCCAGTGATGCGCTCCGCAGGTGCGCCGCGCAGCTAGGAGTGGGCAGGAGCCTCTATTCACCAGAGAAGGGTGTCCAAGTACCACTTGCGAGGGTTCCGCGCCTCTCCGTGGCTCCTACACCCCTCTCCGTTGATTCTACGAGGGGGTCTGACCCTGCGACGGATGACGCAATCCTCGCAGCAAAGGCTGCAATGCTCTTTGCCGAGAACGTCGGCGACGAGACGTGCAGCCACGGCGAACTGTGGACGCTGAAGCCAGGCGGCGTGAGCAAGGCCAGCGGCAAGCCGTACAACGCATTCTGGGCGGCGAGCCACAAGACCCCAGACGGCTCGTACTGCAAGGACAAGCCGAGCCAGAAGTTCATCGCGTCGCAGGCGCCTGCACCGGCGAAGCCGAAGCTCGTGCCAGAAGACACTCAGAACCTAGAAGACTTGCCGTTCTAAGCGGCAGAGAAGGAGGAGGACTGAAATGAACCTTTGGATCAAGTGGTCAGCAGGAGCGCACAAGGACGCGATCATCGCCAGTCTCACCGACACGCAGTTCCGTGCGTTCGTCACGATTCTGGAGATCGCAAAGGAGATGCGGAAGGGCGGCGAGTTCCGTGATCGGCAACACCTTGCCGCAGTCATCGGGCCGCGACTCAATCGGGCAGTGCCTCGACTCATTGCCGAGGGGCTGTTAGAGGTGTCTCAGAGTGGTGTCGTGGCTGTCTCGAACTGGTCTCGATGGCAAGTGGACGCGACGTCGGCTCAACGTCAGCAACGCGCTCGTGCGGGAAAAGTGGCTGAGTCACGGTTTGGTCACGCGCTAGAGAAGAGTAGAGAAGAGAAGAGTAGAGAAGAGAAGACTCTTACTAACGGCGTGATGAGTATTGGCGAGATTATTGCGAAGGGAGGACGACGATGACGGAGCAGAAACTGCTAGAGCATCTGAAGGCAACGAGTGTGCCAAACCTTGAGCGGATGGAATACGGCTTCAGCCACTGGGACTGCACTTCGTGGTACCAAGTCGGCTTGGGCAGAGTGGACTTCATTCTTGAACTGAAGTGCCGAGACACGCACTACCCAGAGCTGCTCATTGAGCAGGCGAAGTACGACTGGCTCATTGAGGAGGCTGGGAAGCGGTCAGCGCGTCCGGCGTACATCAACAGCACCCCTGAGGGTATCTACGCCTGGGACCTGTATCGAGTGCGGGAGCCGCACTGGGAGCCGCGCCTAATGCCAGCCACGACAGAGTTTGAGAACACGGAGCGGATCGTCAAGGTGGTCGGCTTCTTGCCTGTCGCCGATGCGATCCGACTGACGTGAGGTCGCTGGCGATCCTCGGGCCGCAGGGAAGCGGCAAGTCCACCATCGCGTCGCTCTTCGTGGAGCATCGTGAGTACCGTCGGCACGGCATCGCGGACGCCATCAAGCACATTGCGGCGATGGCGTATAACGACCTCGGCAAGAGCGAGGTCCTGACCGTGAGCCGCAACTTCGGCAACAGCACTCTGACCGGCAGAGAACTACTGCAGGACATTGGTGCGGCAATGCGGGGCGTGGACACGCACTTCTGGCTGAGGGTCTGGCGCAAGGACTACTTTGAGCTGAAGCGGATCGGCTTTGGCGTGGTGGTGGATGACGTGCGGCTGGATGCCGAGGTGCAGTACCTGCGAGCCATTGACCCAGACATCTTCATCGTTCGGCTGACAGCCTCGGAGGAGGTTAGGCGCGAGAGGGTGGGCGGCAACCTGTACGGAGCCGCTGACATCACGGAAAGGGGCTGGACAGACAGCAGGGCAGACCTTACGGTGGACACGACAAGCCTGTCGCCTGAAGACGCCTACCGCGTCATCACCGACAAGATGGAGGAGTGATGAAGTTCGCCTATGCCGACCCTCCGTACTTCAAGCAGGGCAAGAAGTTGTACGGCAAGCATCACGACGAGGCCGCAGTCTGGGACGACAAGCAGGCGCACGTTGAACTGATTGAACGGTTGCTTGCCGAGTATCCAGACGGCTGGGTCCTGTCGTGCAACCCAAAGGACCTTCGGTGGCTTCTTCCGCATTGTCCAGAAGATGCGCGCGTCTGTGCCTGGGTCAAGACCTTCCACCAGATTCGTCCAACTACCGTGCAGTACGCCTGGGAGCCGGTCATCTTGGTTGGCGGCAGGAAGGACAACAAGCGCACCCCGATGGTGCGAGACTGGTATCTCGGAGTGCCGACAAGGATGAAGGGCTTGCCAGGTGCAAAGTCAGACCAGTTCAACGACTGGGTGCTTGACTTGCTGAACTACAAGGACGGCGATACCCTTGACGACATCTTCCCTGGGACGAAGGGTATGGATAGAGCCTCGGCTCGTATGGGCTTGTGGCGTTAGGAGGTCTAATGTTCAAGGAGTTGGAGATTCTTGCAGCACAGGCTGGCTACCGATTCGCCGAGGCCGTGAAGGACGGCGACAAGTGGCACGTGATCCTTGACGATGAGGACGGCGAGATCACCTTCACTGGCGCAACCGTCCAAGAGGCGGTCGAGCGGGCGACGGAGCAACTCGTTCGCAGCTTGAGCAACATCGGTCACTGACGTGTGGGATAGCGTTGGTCTCGTGATTGCAGGGCTGCAACTTTTCTTCGCGTTGATCGTCGGGCTATCGCTGCCAGTGGCGGCTAGACGTGGCGGTGCGGCAGCGGGTACCATCTTCCTGATCTTGGCGTTCGCCACGGTCATCTGGATTGTAAGGAGCGTGCTATGGCAGCAGTAAAGGCGCAGCGAGGCGGACCTCGCAAGGAGCCTGTGTTCGCAGCAACGAACTGCGGCGCGTGCAGCGGCGACCTGAACACGCTGAAGGAGTCGTGGCGCGTGAAGGTGATCACCTTCGTCGCCAACAAGCGCAACACCCGCTTCGCCTGGTATCACCGAGCTTGCGTGAAATGACCCGCATCGAGCGCGCCGCGCCATTCCTTGACGACAAGGTGATTGCGGTGCAAGACGGCACCGATGCGTGGTGCGAGGAGCCTGGCTTCTCTGGCCGCGTTTGGTGCAACCTCTCAATGCGATACGCCGACGCCATCGCGCCTGACGGCTGGTTCTTCCTGTACGAAGGGATCGGCAACCGCAAGACCAACGCCGACCTGATCAAGCACGGCGTGATGGAGATTCAAGTCGCACGCTTCACGCTGAGCGACGGTGGCTCTGCAGTTTTGGCGAGACTCGTCTAGTGGGCTACTTCAAGGACGAAGCCACCAAGAAGATGATTGACCCAGCCAAGAGCCGCAAGGGGAAGAACAGCCGCGCGCGTGGCAATGCGTTTGAGCGCGAGGTTGCCAAGCGCCTCCTCGGTCAGCGCGTCGGGCAGTTCGGCGGCAAGCAAGACGTTGCGAACGACTGGCTCGCCGTGCAGTGCAAGGTGGGCGGCAGCTTCAGCGAGCGCCAGTGGGATTGGTTGCAGACCGTGCCGGTGAAGAGCGACCAGTTGCGTGGATTGGTGATCGGTGACAGTCCTGGCGTTGGCGGCGGTCGTCGTCGTGCCGTGATCATTCTTGACCTTGACGACTTCTGCGATTGGTTCGTAGCAGCGGAGCCGAGCGACTGATCGCGCTCCTGATGGCGATTGTGATCGCCGTCCACCCAAGCGTTCCGAATCGCACTGAGAGCGGAGTGCCAGTGCAAGGCGTCGCCTCTTGGTACAACGCCACCTATCATCCGAAGGGCAGCCAGACGACGTGGTACACGCGCGCCGGCTACAAGTTCTATGCAGCCGTCGGGTCGTTCCGATGGAAGGACGATGAGTATTCGCTGAAGGTCTGCCGCGCCGATGAGCCAACTCGCTGCGTCATCGTCGCCGTCGTTGATCACTGCGAGCGATGCAAGAAGGACCTCAAGAAGCCGTGGACTGCACGCAGCCGATCCATTGACCTATCGCCGTGGGCGTTCAGCGTCCTTCGTGGCTTGCATACTGGCGTCGTTCGCGTCATAATCGAGGAGATTCAGCCAGGCACATAGAGGGAGGACTATGACGACGACCGTTCGTTCTATTAGCGGCGCGTGGATGAAGGTCATTGCCAAGCACGCCTTCCCAGAGCGATCACCACGCGGGCGCATTGAGTCGTTGGCTACAACCCTGCAGATCAGCCGGCGCAGTTGCTACGCCTATGTCGCAGAGGAACGCCGCGTGCCAGAGGATGTCGAGCGCCGCTTCATTGCGCTTTTTGGCGAGCCTACGGAAGATGCGTGGCGCACCGTTGAGTTGCAGCGGCCACGAAAGCCAAAGAAGCGCAGGAAGATGGAGGAGACGCGCAGACTGCGCGGCATCACGAAAGAGATGGCAGCAGCAAAGCGCGAGGAGCTGAGCATCAACTTGCGAACCCTGAGCGGCAAGTTGTCCGAAGACGGGCTGGGACACGCGCTGGAGTGGGAGCAGAACCAACTGACGATCGGGCAGACAGCGATGCTTGAGGAATCACTGGACGAGCAGGAGGCTCGTGCCAAGTATCCGCACAACTTTGACACGCTGGCAATGAGTGAAGACTGGGTTGCGATCTGCAAATCCTGTGGGCTAATCGGCGCAGTGGACGACTCGGCACGCGAGGTCAATGGGCTGGTCTTCCGCGTGACCTGTAGAAGCGACTCTTATCGAGTCCAGTAGACTGACGGGCGAGCGGCCTGAGAGCCGCCCAACGCCTGCCAGTGGTGTCCTCCCACTGGCAGGCTTACACCCTGAGGACTGGAGGACGGATGGCAGCGAAGCAACAGCCGGACAAGTACGACGCGCTTGAGGCGTATGTCGCTGAGCTGCAAGCCGCAATGAACGTCACCTACTGGAAGATCACCGTGGCTCGTGATGCCTCAGACGTTGAGGCGTGGGCAGACATCAACCCGCACGCACAGGCTGAGACAGCCGAACTGCGCGTGAGCCACGACTTCTGGAAGCAGACGCCAGAACTCCAGCGCGAGGTGCTAACGCACGAGATGCTTCACGTCGTGACAGCCAGACTCGATCAGACCGTTGAGGCGATGGAGGAAGCGTTTGGCAAGATTGCGTGGGCTATCTATGACCCGCTCTACGAGGATGCAACCGAGCGCGTGGTGGATCACTTGGCAAAGGTGATCGCGCCTGGGCTACCTCTGCCTGAGTTCCCGAAGGCGTGACCTTCCAACGACCCTGCCTTGACTGCGGCATCCTTACGCCGAACGGCAACAGATGCGCGATGCACAAGCGCGCTGCAACCTACCGATGGCAGCAGGGGAAGCCAAACCCATACCTTGACCCTGCGTGGAAGAAGCTCAGCAGCCAGATACGGAGCAAGCGTCCGTGGTGTGAGGTGTGCGGCAAAACCACGAACCTAACCGTTGACCATCTTGACCCGCTCAGCAAAGGCGGTCCGCTCCTTGCACCTGAGCATCGCCTTCGGGTACTATGTAGACAGTGCCACGGTCGCTTGACTAGGCACAAATAGGAGGCGAGGACAATGAGCCGCATCGCTTGGTATTCCAACGCTTGCCACGTTCCGTCCGGCTATGGAATGCAGACGGCGCAGGTCGTTCATCAGATGGCGAAGGACAATCACGAGGTGGCGGTCGTCGCCAACCACGGCGCGCAGGTGATGATGCAGTGCGCGCACAACCATCCAATCCTTCCTGAAGGCTTGATGCGCTACTCCGTGGACGTAGCAGGCGAGAACATCAAGTCCTGGATTGGTGATCAGCCAGGCTTCGGCGTTGTGCTGTTTGATCTGTGGCCGCTCGCAGGCATTGACGCAATGAAGGAGTTGAACCTTGCGTGCTGGACACCAGTAGATCACCAGCCTCTCCCACCACTCGTCGCACGCTTCCTTGCGGAAGGTGGTCATCACGCCATTGCAATGAGCCGCTTCGGTGAACAAGAACTGCTGAAGGCTGGCGTGCCAAGAGAAGAAGTCACCTACATCCCACACGGCATTGACACCGCAGTGTTCAACGACAGAGGGAAGGGCGCGCGCGCCGCAATGGGCTTGCCTGAGGATTGCTTCCTTGTCGTGACGAATGCTGCGAACCGTGGTCGCATCCCGATCCGCAAGGCGTTTGGTGAGATGGCAGATGCAATGGCAACCTTTATGCGTGACCGACCTGACGTCTACTGGATGATCCACACCGAGCCACAAGGACTCAGCGAAGGGGTCAACCTCCCTCGCTTGATGCAGGCAACCGGCGTAGACAGCCAGCGTGTGCGATACCCGCATCCGATCCAGTTCCGCAACGGCATCCCGCAGGACGCGATCGCCTCGCTCTACTCAGCGGCTGACGTGCAGCTACTCACCTCGATGGGCGAAGGCTTTGGCATCCCTGCCGTGGAGAGCCAAGCGTGCGGCACTCCAGTCATCGTGTCTGACTTCAGCGCACAGCCTGAACTCGTGGGCGCGCACGGCAAGAAGGTTCCAGTGCAGCGCGTATGGGATGAGTTCCAGGGTTCGTTCTTTGCGATCCCGAACGTGGCCGCGATCGTCACCTCCCTGCAGGAAGTCTACGAAGAAACAAAGGCAGGCAAGGTGGATAGGGGGGCTGTTGCTGCGGAGATGAAGCGCTACGATCAGACGGCTCTCTACAATGCGAGTTGGAAACCGTTGATCGAGATGATGACCGCGCGACGGCGCGCACCGCAGCCAGCCAACCGCGCTGAGCGCCGCGCAGCCAAGCGTGGACGCTAAGGGAGGGGCGGTCAAGATTCTGCGTGGCACGAGGGGCTGGGTATCCAGCGCCGAGTGGCTTACACACAGGGTCAGGTTAGGCTAGGGGGGATTTATGTCAGGACCAGCACGCACGCCAAATGAAATCAAAGCGAAGCGCGGGACGCTGAAGCCGTCTCGTGCTGTTGTCGTGCAGCTCACGAACAGCCTGCCTCGTGCGTCCGAACTGGGCGTGCCGGACGGTTTGGGTCCGATCGCAACCGAGGCGTGGCACCGCATCGTGGAATACGCAGGCGCGTGGATCGCCGTATCTGACCGCGACGCGCTCACGCTGCTCGTCAAAGACATTGAGCATCTAGCGACTCTTGAGGCGCGGCTCTCCATAGACGGTCCGATCCTCTACACCGACAAGGGCTATGCTTACGCACATCCCGCAGCGGGGATGAGGACAAGCACTGGGGAGAGTATTAGGAAATGGATGAATCACCTCGGACTGACTCCAGCCGACCGAGCCAAACTGGGGATCGCAATGGTGGAGAGCCAGTCCAAGATCGACAAGTACCGCGATCGGATGCAACAGAAGGCTGGCCACCGCGCTGGCTGACCCCTGTCGCTTCGGCTGACCTTAGCCGTAGTTTGGGTGACATTGTTGCGGACTTCGCCGAGGACCTTGTACCCATTGCCAAAGACTCAATCGCTGGCGCCTCAGGGGAGCCGCTTCAGTTCCGAATCTGGCAGAGGCGCCTGTTGCGCCGGATGCTGGCTCGCCGCGAAGACGGCACCTTCACGCACCGCTTCTTCCTAACAGGCATTGCTCGTAAGAACGGCAAGACCGCACTCGCCTCTACCCTCCCACTCTTCTTCGGACTGTATGGCGATCGGGGTGGTGAAATCTACTCGGCTGCTGCCGACCGCGATCAGGCAAAGCTCGTGATGAGCCACGCTCGCCGAGCGGTTGAGATGAGTCCCGAACTAGGCGATCAGATCAAACTCTTCCGAGATGCGATGGAGTTCAAGGGAACTGGAACGGTCTACAAAGCGTTGAGTTCGGAGGCATTTACGAAGGAGGGCTTGAGCGCCTCGTTGGTCATTGCCGACGAGTTGGCAGCGTGGCCGTCTCGTGAACTCTTTGACGTCCTTTCCCTCTCAATGGGCGCAAGGAAGTCGCCGCTCTTTGTGGCGATCACGACGGCTGGTCAGCGCATTGACTCGACTGGCTCGGACTCCATTGCCTACACGCTGTACCAGTTGGCGCGTCGCCGCATCGCTGGAGAGAACGACGACCCCACGCTTGGGATGGCGTGGTGGGAAGCCGCGAGCGACGCCTACAGTGACGAGACCCGCTGGAGCGAGGCGAACCCTGGGCTGCTCAGCGATCCTGCAATCCTCAGCATTGACGACCTGCAGTCTGCGAAGAAGCGCACCCCTGAATCAGAGTTCCGCACCAAGCGGCTGAACCAGTGGGTGAGCAGTTCGCAGGCGTTCTTGCCGACTGGAACGTGGGACTCCTGCAAGGATGATCAGATCGTCCTGAACAAAGAAGACGAGGTGGTGCTTGGCTTTGACGGCTCATTCAGCAACGACTCGACCGCGATCGTCGCCTGCCGTGTGGCAGACAAGGCGCTCTTCGTGCTTGGGCATTGGGAGCGCCCGCTGGACTCCGAACTCAACTGGCGCGTGCCGGTGGAAGAGGTGGAAGCCAAGATGCTGGAACTCTGCCGCAGCTTCAACGTCAAGGAGATTGTCTGCGACCCATTCCGCTGGCAGCGGTCAATGGAGGCGTGGCAGCAGATGGGCTTGCCAGTGGTTGAGTTCCCGCAAACGCCTTCTCGGATGGTCCCAGCCACGGCCGCCTTCTACGACGCGGTGGTGAATCAGCAGATCAAACACGACGGCAATCCCTCGCTGGCTCGCCACGCTGCAAATGCCACGCCGTATTATTCCCGCAATGGGCTTATGATTCGGAAAGAAAGCAAGACCTCGCTCAAGCGCATAGACTTACTCGTCGCAGGACTTATGGCACATAGCCGAGCGGGTACACTTGGAAGCGCGCCTGCGCCTAAGCCACGGGCTGAAGTGAAGTGGATTGACTTGTAGGGAGACGAATGGGCATTTTTGATCGCGTCTTCGGACGCAGCGAGCCTGAGGAAAAGCGTTTCATCGGCGGTCAGTGGTTAGCGCAAGAAGCATCATCAAGTGCGGCTGGCGTCCTTGTCACACAAGAGAACGCGACCAGCATTGGCGCTGTCTATGCCGCCGTCAAACTTTACGCCGACACTGTTGCTGGTTTGCCGTGGGACACCTACATCCGCATTGACGGAACGCGCCGACCATACCGTCCGCGCCCGCGCTGGATGGACTTCCCGATTCCGAACAACCCAAACTTCACATCCTTTGAGTTCAAGCATCGCGTGGTCTCGTCGCTGCTGCTAGACGGCAACGCCTTCATCCTTTGCTTGCGTGACTCGTCCGACAATGTGATTGAGACGCGCGTCCTTGACCCACAGAAGGTGGAGATTCGGACGGGCGAGATGGGCGAGCCGCTCTACTACATCGAGACGCTTGAAGGCGCGATCACGCTGACGACCGCAGAGATCATTCACATCCCGCTCTTCGCCACTGGCGAGAACCATCGCGGACTGTCGCCGATCGAGCATCACAAGGTGACGCTCGGACTGGCAAGCGCCACGCAAATCTTTAGCGCAAAGTTCTACGAGAACAATGCAAGCGTTGGCGGACTGATCAAGGTTCCAGGTGAACTGACGCAGGATCAGGCAGAGGCACTTCGCACCGGCTTCGGTCGCCGACACGGTGGTGTTGACAAGGCGTGGCGCGTTGCCGTCCTCACAGGCGGCGCGGACTACCAGCAGCTCGGCGCAAAGATCAGCGACCTGCAGTTGGTGGAGACGATGCACTACGGCGTGGAAGCCATTGCGCGCATCTACGGAATCCCACTGCATATGCTTCAGTACC